GATAAATGTTCATCTGCATTACATAACACAAATTCAAATTGTATTGTAAGTTTTAAGATTATCGAATAAATGGCAAAGGGAGCACCGACAAAATACAATCAAGAAATTGCAGATAAGATATGTGAACGTATATCAACATCTTCGCGCGGTCTTAGGTCTATCTGTAAAGAGTTGGGAATCAGTACTCAGACTGTATTAAATTGGCTAAATAATGAAGAATACAAAGATTTTTTTGTACATTACGCGCGCGCGAAACAAATGCAAGCAGATTTATTAGTTGAGGAAATTTTAGAGATTTCAGATGATTCTACGAACGATACTGAATATACTGAGTTTGGAGAAAAGGAAAATAAAGAGTGGGTTAATCGTTCTAAACTTCGTGTTGATTCGCGTAAATGGATTGCTTCAAAATTAGCGCCCAAGAAATACGGAGACAAATTAGAGTTATCGGGCGATTCTGAAAATCCAGTAGCAACAACACTAAGCATTCAAATAGTCAAACCAACAGATGACTAATGAAGGCTACAATTGTATTTGAAAAGAACTGGAATGCAATTAATGATGTTGATGAAAATGGGCAACGCAAATACAGATACATTATAAATGAAGGTAGCTCAAGAAGTTCAAAGACTGTTAGCCTAATTGATTGCTTCGATATTTATGCCCGTTCAAATAATAACAAGCGTTTAACTGTTTGGCGTGACACAAAAACTGACTGTAAGAAAACAGTATTAAACGATGCTATAAAGCACTTTAAAAAAACCAATCGTTACAAAGTTAACCAAGATTTTAATAAGACTGAAAGTATATTCACCTACATAAGTGGTAGTACTTTTGAAATACACGGAACTGATGACGAAGAAACAGTGCATGGATTAACTCAAGATGCAGCATGGCTAAACGAGCCGTATAAAATCAGTAGAGATACATTCGACCAAATAGATCAGCGCACAAGTGATTTCATTTTTATTGATTGGAATCCAAAAAAATCACATTGGATTGAAGATTTAAAACGCAATAAAAGAACTATTGTAATTCATTCTACATTCAAAGACAATCCTTTTTGCCCTGATGAACAAAGAACAAAAATACTTTCATATCAACCTGTAAAGTTTAGCGAGGTTGTTGTAAGTAAATTAATACAAGAACAGGATGCAATAATTTACGATGCATTAAAAAACACTTTAAAGTTTACGGAAAAGCAACTAAAAGAACTTATCAGGTGTAAAGAAAACGAACAACAACATAGCGCAGATGCTTATAAATGGAGTGTTTACGGGCTTGGCATGAAATCTGAAAAACCTAATCGAATATTTAAATGGCGCGAGATTTCTATTGATGAATATAAGAAACTTGAAAGCCCTATTTATGTTGGTGTCGATTGGGGAAGTGTTGACCCATGGGGAATTGTTGAGGCTAAATACTTTGATAATAAACTATTCCTGCATGAATTAAATTATAGTTGTGAAAATGATATTAGGAGTAGGTTAAATGTTACCGAATTAGCGCAAATAACAGGCGATGAAGATGGTATAGTTACTTGGATGTTTAAGAAGTTGGGAATAGCTAAAAATATACCAATTATTTGCGATACAAATAGACCTAATAAAATAGCTGCATTAAGGCGTAATGGATGGTTAGCAAGTCCAGCTGCTAAAGGTTCGGGATCTATACTCGATGGGATTGACTTAATACAAAATTTAGATGTTTATTATACATCAACATCTGAAAATATAAAGTATGAACAGGAAAACTACAGCCGTGCAGTTGATAAATCAGGCTATGTATTAGATGAACCTGATGATGTAGATAATCATTTAATTGACCCTACTCGATATATCGTAAGTTATTTGCAAAGGCAAAATATAATTAAGAAGATTTAACGTAACCAAATTGATTTGTTAAACGTATTTTTGCTTCTTGTGGTGTTATAATTTGAGATGCAACAAGCCCATTCAATCCATTAGAAACAACACTAAATATATCTGCATTTTCTTTTTGGTCAGATTGTAAGTAAGGCGTGTGTGAATAATCTAACACTAAACGTTTACCAACTGGGATAGCCTTACCCAATCCTTCATTTAAAGATTGACAAAATGAATCTGCGTAAGGAACAATAGTATCATTGTGAGTAGAAACTAAACCATGTTTAAGGTTTTCGTAAGTGCTGTTAATAAAAACGTTTTGATTGCAACCTAAAGCGTTTAAGATTGTTTTGAAATTAGCATCTATTTGCTCAATTAATAGTAATCTTCTTGTTTCGGGCGTTGTAAATGTAAAGTCAACATCTGCACTCGTTACGTATATTGGACGTTGGTAGTCCTCAACACCGTAGTTATTTGTAATGGTTTCATCGAATCCTTTTTGTTCCGCATCTGTTAAAGGCGCTGAGCCTATACTGTCCTTCTTTTTATTCGATAATATACCAAGCATACCACTTGCTCCACTAATTTTATTTAGATATTTATAAGCTAATTCCGTATTGCTTAATGGAAATTGTAAAGATGAAATCAAACTCTTACCTAAAATAGAATCGTTCAAATCACCTACCTTATTCCAAACTATTTCGTTTACTTTAATTGTTTCATCTCTACCTCCCTCGGTATAAATAAATTTTTCAATTATACCATCAATAGAAACCTGTTTGTAAAACTTACCAGTAAGGATTGGCTTTATAGTTGAGGGGTTAAGATTAACAAGTGATGAAGGAACATTGGTTAAAGTTGAACCCGATTTATTCACATAGATAAAATTATTACCATAAGCCTGTAATTGCATTAGGCTTTGTTTCATCCACTCGTTTTGCGATTGAGTTGGATTTGGTTTTTTGAATAACCTCTCTAAATCAGTCGGCAATAAATCCCTTTTTTCTGTTTTAACATCTTCAAGCATGAAAACACCATTCGCATACATTGAAGCTATACGCCTCATTGGTATTGATATTTCAGAAATAGACTGCACTATTTCATAAGGTGTTTGCGTGTTTAGGTAAACCTCACCCTTTAGTAACCTACTTGAATACATACTATTGTTAAAGTACGCTTTGTGTCGAGCCTTACGCCCCCATCCGTTACCAGCTATAAAATATCCTAAGTTGCGAAAGAAGTTGTTTTCATTCATGTTTTAAAGTGTTAGGTACTATCCTAAAATACTTGTTAATAACTTTTTACTATACGATTGTAGTCGTTTGTTGTCGGTTACAAATATATAATTATATTTGCAATTGTTAATACTATTTTATTAACACATAAGTTTTTTGGATAAATACCAAACACTTTTAAGATGAAAACTACAAAGTTAACCGCTTCTGAAATTAAGAAGCTTAAAGAGGATAAGAAGAAATTGTTAACCACTAATACAGTAGTTAACAAATGATAATCCCTACATTCAATACTCATCAAGAACTATTTAAGTTTATAAAAGAAAACAAATCTCTTTTAGTTGTCGAAAAGAAGTCGAGCATGAAAAAAGCCGATTCTTGTTCGTTACAAACTACTGTTGAAAATAGTGAAGGAACTGTAATTAAATCGGCTGACATTATTGATACTGTTGATTTAGAAGAAATAAAAGTAAGTGTTGTAATAAACACTACTAATGTTCTCGATTCGCATGGAGATGTTCACATGAAGGGAATTTGGAATAAATCTTTAAAGGAAAACAAAAACCTTTTCTTACTTCAAGAACATCAAATGAAGTTCGATTCAATTATTTCAGATTCAAAAAATGATTTGCTTGTAGCATCTGCACCAGTAAAAACATGGAAAGAATTAGGCATATCAAAATATCAAGGTACAACTGAGGCGTTAATATTCGATACATCTGTTAAATCAGATAGAAACGAATTTATGTTTGAGCAATATTTAAAAGGGTACGTTAATAACCATTCAGTTGGTATGCAATATGTAACACTTTTCTTGTGTATAAACTCAGAAGAAAAATATTACAAAGAAGAAAAAGCTAATTGGGACAAATACATTACAGAAGTAGCAAACGCAAAGGATGCCGAAAAATTAGGTTATTTCTGGGCAGTAACAGAAGCTAAGATTGTTGAAGGTTCAGCAGTCGTAATAGGTTCTAATCAAGCCACCCCTACATTGTCAGTTACTACAACACAAAATATTGAAGCCGATAAAATCACTTCAACACAAGAGCCGCTAAAAAGCACTCAGCAAGGATTAGATTACAAATTTTTATCAAACAATTTAAAAAACAAAAACAATTAATTATGAAAAATCTATTTTATAGAAAATTAAACGGAATGGCTGGGCTTAAAGAAAAAGCTTCATTCAAATTAAAAGCGATTGCTGGTATTGCATTAATGCTTATTGCGTTCTTCACTATTTCAGCGTTTACAAATGATGCTGGCACTGGCGCTATGATTGCTCCTTTCTTTGGGTTAGCAGCTATCAAACGTGACCCAAACGCTGGTGGTAGTTCTTTAGATGAGAAAAAACAATTATTGAATGATATTCAAGAGATGATTGATAAATCAAGTAAAGAAGTTGCAACAAAAACAGAACTTGAAGCAATCAAAGCAAAGTTAGAAAGCTCAGTATCTAAAGAAGAATTAAAAGCAGTTAGCAACGAAGCTATTAGATTAGCTGGTATTGTTAAGGCTATGGGGGAAAATGGTAATCAAGAAAAAGAAACCTACAAAACTCAAATCGTAAAGTTCATTAACGAAAACAAAGACAAATTAAAGTCTATGTTAAAAGCTGGACATGGAAATATTGAGATAGAGTTAAAGGCCGTAGGAACTGTTACAACTGGCTCAGCTACAAACATAGGAACTGTACCAACTCAGTATGGAGAATTCACAGACCCTCAAATAGTAGGAAATTGGATTGAAGGATACACAACTACTTCAAGTACAAACTCTCCGAATTATCCTTATACAGAGGTTTTACCAAAAGACGGCGATTATACGTTTTTATCTGAGGCTGGAACAAAGCAAGAAATTGATTTTAAATTAGAAACTCGTTTCGCTGTTCCTGTTAAAGCTGCAGCTTATGAGAAATTAACAGAGGAGGCAATGGATGATGTTCCTCGTATGAATGATTTAGCTAATCAAATATTATTGAAAAAACATAATATTTTTAAGCAACGTGGTATTATTTCTGGCGATGGTATTTCTCCAAATCCAAAAGGCATTTTAGAATATGGACGTGCCTTTGTTGCTGGTGATATGGCTAACCAAGTTGTAGACCCTAATTTTATGGATGTCGTGAACGCTTGTATTGCTGATATGAGAACTACGCACAATTACCAAGATGAAACTCCATTCATTGCAAACGTTGTTATGGTTAATGATATTGATTTCTTCATTCAAGTTCAATCTGCAAAAGATTCAACTGGACGTCCTTTGTTTGATTACAACCCTATTACGCAAGTTGCTAAAATGGGAAGCGTATCAATTGTACCAACTCCTGAGATTGAAGCTGGAAACATTTTAGTTTGTGATGCTTCCAAATACAATGTTGTTAACTACAAGCCTTACACTGTACGTATTGGATGGGTTAATGATGATTTTATTAAGAATCAATTTGTAATCCTTGGTGAATCTCGTTTCTATGGTTTCGTTAAGAAACTTGACGAACAAGCTTTCATTTACGATTCAATTGCAACAATTAAAGACGCAATAAAATTAGTATAATTATTAATCATCCCACTCTTAATAAAATAGGAGTGGGATTAATATAAAAAACATGGCAAAGAAAAACGAAAAGAAAAACGAATCCGAAATTGATGGGTTTGATTTTTTAGACATTGATACTGTTATAGTAAAAGGGATTGAAGATAAAAGATTTTCAACAAGTACTAAAAAAGAATATACAGTAACTGGCAAGATGGCTAAGATACTATTAAAAAAAGGTGCAGTAGAATTAGTATCAATTAAAACAAAATAATTAAAATGAAAAAATACATCTCAATTTTTATCATGTGCTTAATGTTCTCAGTAACATTTGCACAATCTACAGTTACCAATATGGCTGGTAACGGAGCAACTTTAACGGATGCTGGAACAGGCTACGTTACATTAGCGCCATCTTTATTTTATGACCAAGTATCATTTCAAGCTAAAATAACAAAAGTATCAGGCACAATTGCTGGTACTGCGATTTTACAATGGTCAAATGATAATACTAACTTCATTAATACAGATACGCTAACATTTAGTAACCAAACAACAAATACATCAATATTTGTTAAGACTTACAATCCAGCTTACTACTATCGTATAAAGTTTACAGGGAGTGGAACAATGTCAGGTACTATTTATGGTTATTGCTTAACCGCTAATGGTTATGGTAAGCATGCGGTTAATAACATGACCCAAGCCTATGGTAGCACAAGCGATACAACTGTTAATACTGCTACTGGTTATGTTGGTATTACTCTAAGTAATTACTATACAAGAATATCATTTCAAGCTGTTGTAACGAAAATTAGTGGTACTGTTGCTGGTACAGTTACATTACAAGGTTCTAATGATGGGACTAATTATGTAACAGTAAGTTCAAGCTATGCAACTGCAACCACTTTAAGTTGTACTGACCAAACCACAAATACTAAGATGTTTGTTGTTACGGGAAGTCCTTATAAATATTACAGGTTGAGTTATACAGGATCAGGTACAATGAGTGCAACAATTAAAGGTTACTGTGTACCGAATCGCTAAATGGGAATCCTAATACAAAATACTGATTTTGTTGGCAAGTATGATATTGCTTATAATACTGCAGGGCGTGTTACGCTTGATGCTTTTATCGAGCAATACGAAACTAACTATCTGTATGATTTATTAGGTAAAACATTAGCAGATTTATTTATTGAATCCGTTGATAATTACTTACCAGTAGAGGCTGAATATTTAGCCATTTACAATGTAATTGAGTTAGATTTAACATGCAGCGTTGAACGTAATGAAGGAATGAAAAACATGTTATTAGGGTTTATTTACTTCGAGTACATGCGTAAGTTTCCGATTATGTCAACACCAGTAGGACAGGTAGTAAGTTCGAACGAAAATAGCACACCCACAATGGATAACTGGGGTATGGCTAACAGATACAATAGTAGCGTGAATGATTATCAAATTATTCAATACTACATAAATCAAAATTTAACAAGTTATCCAAATTACAAGGGGCAGTATAAAGGTTATACTACTCCATTTTAAAACAACAATTTAATACTTTAAAAATATGATTTGCGATTGCGAAACATCCACACAAAACACAGGTTTACCGAATTGCGTTGATTCAATTACATACGCTAATCGTGCTTTCTTTGTGCCATTAGTTGCAGAAAATGGAACTGCAAACAAAATAGCATCAGGTGCAAATGTTACCAATGCTTATATTTTAGCTCGTTTAAATGATACTGACCCTTCAAAACGTTGGTATCCATTAAACGATATTAAGAACGTTAAAACAGGAACTCCAAGCGAGGCAACTTATCAAACATGGGATGATAAGACTAAACAAAAGGTTGCAAGTTCAGTACGTTCTGCTGAGTTCACACACGCTAACAAAAACCCTAAGTTTTTAGGCGTTTTAGAATCGTTTGAATGTGAGGCAATGGGTGTATTTTACGTAACTAAGTCAGGTAAAATTAGAGGTTATAAATCCGATAATACTGGCGATATGTATCCTATTTCAATTCAAAGCGGCTCAATGAGTTCATTAGAAGCTGATGCTACTCCCGAGTCTTTGTATAACATTACTACTAAGTTCGATTGGGCTTTCGATATGGAAGGTTCTTTAGTTCGTGAGTGGGACAATACAGTTAACTGGTCAAGTCCTTTGCTTGTTGGTTTACTTGATGTTACTATGGAGGTTGTAGGAACGCCAAACGCTGACTATTTTGATGCTAAGTTTTACCATACTTATGGTGATATGAACGTTAAATCTCCGATTAAAGGATTGGTAACTGCTGATTTTGATTTGAATGAGGTAACTCCAACACCTGGCACAATATCATTTACTGCAGCAACAACTGCAACGGATGGTACTTATCGTTTCACTTTTGGTTCTGCTCAAACTGATGGCGATGTACTTAGTTTAACTCTTGATAAACAAGGTTTAGATGGCAGTACAATCCCTGATGTAACTATTACGGTAGTTGACTAATATTAATTAAGGGGTGTAAAAATCCCCTTACTTTTAAAACAAAACTATGTATATAATAGATAATGGTCAGCAATTTAACCCGAATACATTTAAAACTTGGACTAAGGAAAAGTTTTTTAAGTGTTACGCTGGTGTAGTTAAATGCGATTTAGCAAGTGTTTGGAATCAAATTGAATTAGCAAATGGTACAAGTTCCGAAAGTGATAAAGAAATTAGAATCGAACATGAAGGGAATAACGCCCAGAAAGTTGATGCTGTTTCTGTTCCAAAACGCAGAATTCAAAAAGCTAATAATCGACCTAAACACAATTGATCAGTTATATAATGAAGGTATTGATAGCAGAGGTGTAGTATTAGGTGACTATACAGCTTATACAAAGAGTTTAAAACAAGCTAAAGGACAAATAACCGACCATATTACATTAAAAGATACTGGCGAGTTTTATAATTCATTTAGAATAATATTAAACGGGAACTCATTACAAATAATCGCTAATCCAATCAAAGACGATACTAATTTATTTCAAGAATTTGGAATCGATATAGTAGGATTAACAGAAGATAGCATGAGTGTAGTAATAACAAAAGCACTACAACTGGTTAAACCATACATTAAACAACAGTTATTAAAGTGAAACAGCCAAAACACTATACAAGTATTGATGATTTACCTCAATACAATTGGCGAATGATAAGCGAAAAAAACGACTTATCATTTATGCTTATTGACAAACACAAGAAGTTTGACAAAGCGAAAATGAAAATTGCATTCGATAAAATAAAGGATGAGTACATTGATACTTTCGGAATCAATGACAATTACCTAAAAATATTAGAGTTAAAAAAGAACATTGCAATGTTAGAAATTGATATTGCATTGGGCGATGCCTTCATGGAGGTGTATCTTGACATCGCAAAGAATGATTTAAACCGATTAGTTAACGTTGGCGAAAAATCAAAACCATTTGAAACTACTGTAAGACTATCTAAACACATGGGATTTTCCGTTAACGAGCGTTTAGTTAGTGTTCGTGAATATGCTGATATGGTTAACGTAATGAGAAACGATTTAATACGTAATGCAGCATGAGCGATAAAATAGAATACAACGATATATTTAACGATGACCTGTTTAGTAAAGGTGTTGATGGTGTTGAAAAACTAACCAATAGCTTTAAAGAAATGGCTTCAACTATTGGAGGCATTGTTACTCAACAAAAAGAACTATTAAATAATTTTAAGGTTAAAAATTCAGAGGACATTAAACGCCTTAATGAAGAATTAGCCAAAGCCGCTAAAAATACAAACGATTTAAACGCTGCTAATAAAGCGGTTGCACAGGGTGAGATTGAGTTAGCTAAATTAAGGCAACAACAAGCTAAGGCATTACAAGAGGAAGAAAAAGCGGCTCAACAAAAGTTAAGAACTGAAAAATTATCGAATAGCGAGAAACAAAAAACACTTACTTTATACCAACAAGAAAGTAGAATATTAACAGATTTAAGAAATAGGTATAAAGATTTAGCTTTAGCTGGACGTGAGAACGGAATAGTAGCAAAAGGTTTAATACAGGAAATTACAAAGCTTGATGCTAAATTAAAGAACGTTGATGCTTCTGTTGGTCAGTTCCAACGTAATGTGGGCAACTACAAAGGATCTTTAGATAGCTTCAAAGGAAGTATTACAAATATACTTGGAGCTGCAGGTGTTGGTGTAGGATTAGCAGAAGGTTTTTCGTTCTTAAAAGAATCATTTGCAGAGTTTGCTAAATCTGAAAAAGCAACTAAAGAACTGGACTTTGCACTACGTAATATTGGTGGCGAGGGAACATTAGCACTTGAAAAGTTATCAAATCAAGCGGCTGAATTAGAGAAAAATTTAGGTTTATTCGAGGCTGAGGACATCTCAAACTTACAAAAAGAGTTAGTTAATTTGGGTGCAAGTAGTACACAAGTCGAGGCGTTAACACCTAAAATACTTGATTTAGCCAAGGCTACTGGTATGGATTTAGCAACGGCTACCGATGTGTCTATAAAGGCTATTAATGGGCAAACTAAAGGACTAAAAGCTGTTGGTTTAGAGTTTGAAGATACTGGCGATAGAACACAAAATTATAACATTTTACTTGAAAAATTAGATAAGTTTCAAGGGGCGGCGGCTGCAAGTTCTGAAACATTAGAAGGTAAACAACAACGTTTGGCTATTGCTTATGGTAACATTAAGGAATCAGTAGGCAAGTTTCTTACAAATTTCGGTACTGAATTACTAAACTTTTACGATGAGTTAACAGGTAAAGTAACCATTTTTGAAAACGCAATAAACAGGATTAATCCTGTATTTGAAGCTAATGCAAAGGCTATACTTAAGGCTGGAACATCTCAAAAAGCTTTAAATGAATTACAGGAAAGAGCATTAGAAATAAGCAAGGATACTACGTTAACTGAAACTGAAAAGTACGAAAAGCTAGTAGTTATTGAGCGTCAACAAAAAGCAATTACAAAGGCATTAAACGAACAAGCATTAGCGCAAAAACGTAATCAGAATGTATTTAAGAATAGCAAAATACAAACATCAAGTGGAATCAAAGTAGATGAGAAAGGGAAAAGTGATGGCACATTTGAGGAAGCTGTACTAAAAGCTGAGGAAGATTTATTAAAAGAGGAAGAACTTTTAAGGTACCAATACGAAAATGATAAAAAAGAACGTGACCAACAACAAAGGGATGAGGATTTTGCAGCGGCTCAAAAAGAAGCTGATAGGTTATTGGATATTGATGAGAAATTAGCTAAGCAAGAATCCGACTTAAAGAAAAAACAACGCGAGGAAGATGTAAAAAACCTATTCGACTTATCGAGTAAGGCTTTGGATATTGCCGAAAAAGAGATAAACGAAAGAGAAAAACTAATTAAGGATTCATTAGATAAAGAGATTGAACAACGTAATAATAATATTGAAGAACAAAAACGCAGAGCTGAACAAGGATTAGAAAATACTTTAGCATTTGAGGAACAGGCTTTAAAAGAAGCAGAAGCTAAAAAAGAAGCCGAGGCTAAAAAAGCTATTAAGCGTGAAAAGGAAATTGCTTTCTTTAAATTACTTTCTGCTAATGCTGAGAAAGACCCAAATAGCGCACTACAAAAAACTATTACAGAAATGTTATTAGGTGGAGCTGTTGCGGCTGCTTTTATTGATGGTACTGAACATGTTGCAAGTGACAAACAATTTGCTAAAAACAAATACAAAAGCGGACAAGATGGATACAT